ACCAATACCCTGTGGGCCGGAAAGGACTAAAACGGTATCAAATTTCACACCCGGTTCAAATACCCTAGCCACCGCTGCAGTGAGTGTCTTTCTTGTAACCGCACGCACATAGGAATTATCCTCTGCTCCCAAATAGTCGATAAGCAAACTCTCCAGGCGCTTGGTTCCGTCCCACTCTGGCAGTGCTTCCAGGTATTCTTTGATTGGATGGAAGGCTCTCTCCGCAGATGCTTTTAAGAGCGCATTCTTTAATTTGGTAGGACTGAAGATGTGATACACACCATCCAGATAAATGGAAAGTGACGCCAAATCAGAATCAGACCAGCCTGGTTTAATCTGCTCCCAAGGAAGCAGCTCATCATTTCTTACAGAAATTGCACAGGAAAGTTCGTTATAACAAATCTCCTGCAATCTCTTGTCATGACGCAGAATGGTAAAAAAATTAAGAAGGGACTCTTTAATATCACCATTCTTATCAAGCTCCAGTAGTGTCTGCCAGTTATCGTCCTGTAACTTATCATCAAAATCATCGCCTGCCTGAATCTCACGCTCCTTTGCAAGCTGCAGTTTTACCTTCTCATCCTTAATTGCAAAATCTACCATTGCTTTATATGATGGCAGCTTCGTTGGCGGCGTATCCACTTTAGCCTTATCATCCAAAGAACCAAACTTGTGAACCCTCACCACATCAAAGGCATTCATCAGATGCCCACATGCAGGATCCGTTGCATGATGGGAGTAGGCAAACTTATCATCATAAATAACTACACCGGCGCTACTGTCCGCAGGAATATAATCATATCTTCCAGCCATAGCGGATGGCTTATAAATGTCCGAAATAAAAGTATCAATTGCTTCCTCAATGGTATAGGCTCTACAAAACGCACCGACCATTCCTTCCTTTTCCAGCGGATCCGCTTGCTTTGCGATGGTCCTCTTTACAATTTCAGACTGGCGGGAACTCATAGGCCACTCGCTGGTATCCCTCCAATCCTTATAACGTGCAAGGATAGTATCCGGATTTAACATTGGTCCGTCCTGGGCCTCAAACAAAAACTCTCCATCGCTGCTGGTGGAAGGCCAATACATAAGTCTGGCTGCTTCATGGCAGGTATCGTCCACCTGCTCCATACCAATATCCTTTGCAACCATTCTGGATACCGGCGCATATTCCTCCGCAGATACTTCCCTGGAAAGCGGGATAATCAATCTGACACGAGGAGCCTCTGGTGTATGCTTATGGGTGGAATACAAGAGGCACTTAAAATCAAAAAGCATAGTGATTGCATCCCATACCCCCGGCGCTGCATGATCCAGGTCTAAGGTCAGAAGTGATCTGCCTTCCACAAACCCATTCTTACGCTTACCACCTTTCAGTGCGCCACCCACAAAACCACCGACGTCCTTGGCGTTATCCTGTGCCGGCTTACTCATCTTTCGATATTCTGAAATGGTTTCAGTGGTACGAATAGTCTGGGAACACTTCTGCTTAAAGTCCTCCCAGGACATTTCCTTATTCTTCCACTTCTTATCCATTCTGCTATTTCCTACCGCTATTCTCATAACCTGCCACCTCCTTCTCTAATTCTCGTTTGATGCGATAGATGCCAATATTGGCACCTTCGACATTTCCTGACAAAATCTGTCCTTTAATGGACTGATAAGTCCTTTTAGGAATCTTCCCCTTAAGGCTCCTAAGTTCTGTAAAAGTTCTATTTACATTTACGATCATGCCGCTTCCTCCTTAATCCTTCTGATAAAATTCACATTCATATCCCGCTGCATTTAAGATCAGCCCTGGTGTCCAATCGGGTGCTTTCGACATAATCTGACACGCATCCTCAAGAACTGCATCTCTCGGAGCTTCAATGACAGCTTCATCATGCACATGCATAACAATGTCATAACCGGCAGCTTCCATACGAGCCATTGCTTCTGCCAAAATATCTCTACTCATCGCCTGGATAATGTTCTCCACAAACTTTGGACCGTAAGAGTCAATCTTTCCCCATTTCTTTGTGGCATCCACACCCATGTAGGCAATCTCGTCCCTGTCATAATCATTGCGATATACGCTTGGCTTTGCATAGGCGAGCCTTCTTCCACTTGGCAAGCCAATAAACAACATGCCGGACTGATATTCAAAGGTCAGGCACTTATAGGTCTGTGGCTGTTTATCCTTTACTGCTTTAATGACACATCTATGAACATCCCACCACAGCTTTACAATGGCCGGATTACTCTGTCTCCAGGAATCCACAATCGGCTGCAATTCTTCCTCAGCAAGCCCCATATCAATAGCACCCATGCTGATCATCGCTCCAACTCCACCACCATATCCAAGTGCCAGTTCTGCGATCTTACCTTTCTGACGCAGCTCTCCATTGACACCATGCTTTTCAACCGGAACACCAAACATCTGACTGGCAGATGCGCAATAGATATCACCGTTGTTCCTAAAAACTTCCTGACGCCAGCTCTCCCCAGCAAGCCATGCAATTACCCTGGCCTCAATTGCACTAAAGTCAGCTACCATAAACTTACAGCCTTCTCTCGGCACAAACGCAGTACGAATAAGCTGAGAAAGGGTATCTGGAATAGAATCGTACAAAAGCTCTACTGCTTCAAAGCAACCACTCTTTATCAGATTTCTTGCTACCGCCAAATCAGGAATATGGTTCTGTGGGAGGTTTTGCACCTGCACAAGTCTGCCTGCCCAGCGGCCAGTTCTGTTGGCTCCATAAAACTGCAACAGTCCATGTGCTCTTCCATCGCTACAGCGGCAGGTCTCCATTGCCACATATTTTTTCACGCTGGACTTGGAAAGAAGCTGCCTAAGCTCTAACACTTCCTTTACCGGTCCGGTTGCTGTTTCCATAACTGAAGCCACCTCTGCTTTTGTAAGTGTCTCCATTTCGACACCATTTGACAAAATCCACTCTTTTAACTGAATGGGTGAGTTTGGATTTTCTAGTCCCGTAAGCTCCTGGGCTCTCTTTAAATATCGCTCCCTGGACTCCTCATCACATTTAATGGCCTGCGTTACCAGGGCCATATCAAGCTCAATGCCTAAATCGTTGATGCGCTGATCCTGTGCATATTGTTTCCAAAGGAAATCTGGAACCGGGAACCTTGCCACCTTCTCCATAATATCCATTTCTGTTTCAACGTCTCTGGCATTGTAAGTAATAAATTGCTGCCACTTTTCTCTGTCATGCTCTGGAAGGTTTCTGGTCCTTCCACCATTTGTCTTGGTTGGCTTACATGGTACAGAGAAGAATTTAATCAAATCCTTACCGGTTTCTAACTTCTTTTTCTCAACGCCAAGGACCGCGCCAACTTGCGCCAGAGAGCCCGGAAGCCCTAAGTACAAGGAAGCCACCATCGTACAGCGCCATGCGTCCGGAGCCAGGTGTACACCTAGGTACTTTTCTAAGCAAACACGCTCAAACTGTGCATTGAAGGCAAATTTGAGAACCGTATCATCAAGCAGCGCTTCCTTTATTTTCTGTGGTAGTTCCTCCCCTTCTGCTAGGGAGATTACCTTCACCGGACCACCATCTGCGGAATAACCAAAAAGCAGCACTTCAAAGCCAGGAGCATCTACATACTTGTAAACTCCTGACTTAGATAAGTCTGCTTCACTATAAGTTTCAATATCAATATTCATTCTTTTCATGCTAATCACCTTTCTTACTTTCTAAGCGGTTGATTGGATCACCAGGAGGTGTTACCCTCCCGGCTTCCATCTGACACTCTTTAATTGTTATTAACCGAGGAAATCGTCCTCACCATCGCCAAAGTCATCGTTAGCAGAAACTCTGCCACCACCAAGGCTCTCACCATCTCTGGTCTTCTGGATATTTCCAAGTCCACATGCGATACCCTTATTGCCATTTGTGTTGAAGGCATAAAAGTTGATGCTGACTCTTGCATAGCAACCAGAATACACTTCTGTCTCATCTGTGATAGGCTGACGGTTAAGATCTACGATCTGAGGAGCTGTCTTTGAATTGCAGTTGATGAAGTATGCGTCCTCGTATGCCTCGTCATCCTTTTCGATACCATCACGAAGTGGGAGTTTAAGTGCTGCCTTGTTCGGCTTCTTACCACCAAACTTTGAAACACCGTCTGTGATTGCCTGGTCGATTGCCTTATTGATTAAGGCGATTGTCTCTGTGTCGGACTTCGGAATAATAAGGGACACACTGTATTTCTCATCACCACCATTGATTGACTTTGGCGTGAACACATTTGCATAAGAAAGTCTTACCTCGTTAGTTACTACTCTGTTACCATTCATAATCTTTGCCATAATACTAATCCTCCTGAAATTCATCATTTACTGTGTTAACTGTTACTTCCGGTCTTTTATCGCTCACCGGAACGAGCGTTAATTTTCCTGCTGGCTTTGTAACATATGAGCCCAGCACCTCTTTGAAGGTATCCTTACCCATGAGCTTTTCAAAAGCGGTCAAGGTAATAAGGGACTTATTATAGATGTCCGTATAACCGGCACCCTTAGCAGCCTCCTCTACCTTTTTCTCATCAATGAATCGTCTGGTTGACCTACCTTCTACGAGCTTGTATCCATTCCAGTGCTTACCATTCTCAATGGCCTCTGCCTGGGCATACGCCATAACATCACTGACCCACTTGGAAAGCTCGGCCGCCTTCTCCATTACCTCAGCAACTTCCTCATCCGATAAAAGTGCTGGCGGCTGGAACTCCATTTTTGCAAGTTCCAAAAAGCTCTCTGCTCTGGCCCTGCAGGTATTTCTTGCTTTACAAAATCTGCACCAGGATCCGGAAATAAACTCTCCTTCTCCCTTAGCAGCAAGCTCGGCCTTTGGCTTTAATACTTCCTCAGCCCATTTATAGAGCTCCTCTGCACTAATCGTCCAAGTGGAAATGCTGGAGAGTCTTGGTTGGAAGATGGTCATTGTGACCTGCTCGATATCGTATAAACAATCAAAGAGATTCAAAGCTCCCAGGGCATATAACATCATCTGCGGATTGTGATCTGCATAGACTGCCACGCCCCTTCCATACTTGAAATCCACTACATTCAGTTCCCTATCCGCGACTAAAAGGAAGTCACCGGTACCAAAACCGTCCGGAACATAACATGAGAAATCAAGATGCTGCTCGATGAGTGTCACAGGATCCTTGCAGGTAAGTTTGGCCTGTCCTACCAGGTCCATAATGAAATCCCTGTAATCATCAGTAAACTCCTCCATCTCATCGGTCCAATAATCAGAAGTTGGTCTCCTGCCTGCTCTCATCTTCAGTGCCTTTCGCACCTTCCATTCACAAAGAGCATGTGCTGCGGTTCCCTCTGCAGCAAAGGTTGTTGCCTCGTCCTCCATACCGGCAGTGAGCTGGGCAGATGGCGTACAATTCATCCATCTGTCCGCTGCCGATGCACCGAGGACACTGTGTACCTCTGGTGGCATTAGGCACTCACCTCCAATCCAAGTGATGCAAGAAGTGCCTGATCTACCCTAGCCATATCAGCGTCGGTCAGATGGTCGGTTACTGAAATCACATCACCTTTATCAATAGTGGCAAGCTGCTCTGCCTGAAGAACGGATACCTTACGAAGTCCGGAATAATGCTGTAACACAATATGTGTTGGAAGCTCCAACTTCTTAAGCTGTGAAGTAAGGTACGCTACAATCAGATTTCCTGAATGGTCATTCCCTGCCTGGTTCTGAATCACCACAGCAGGGTGATTGCCACATACCACATGGCCATGTGGCTTTTTGATTGGATTATCGACGAATACGATATCGCCTCTCTTAAAATCACCCATGCCGCACCTCCTACTTAATATCCTGCGCAGCAGCCATCAGGTCCTTATAATCTTCCGGCTTAACTGCGGACAACTTATTTGCATCGAAGCTCTCAAGAAGTGCCTTCACCTGCGCTGTAAATCCGGCCTGACTCTTTTCTGCAAGCACTGCTCTCACCTGCTCGATGGTGATAACTTCCTCCGGCCCCTTTGCAGGCTTCTCAGCCTTGGCCTTAGCCGCCTTTGGTGCTTCCTTTTTTGGTTCCTCTGCCGGTTTATCAGCATCTACTGTCATAGCCTGCGCTACTGGAACTCCGATAGTTTTATCTGCTACTGCCATAAGCACCACCGCTAAATCCTGGTATGCTTTGGCTACATTGTTAATTGCTTCAATTGGTGTCATACGCTACCTCCTTAATGTCCACGATAGAAATGAGCAAGGAGTTTTGATCTCCAATCACTTCCTTTGGTGTTTACAGTTACTATCTTATCTTCTGGCTTGCTCATAACTGGCTCACTCTTTTCCGGAGCCTTCACGCAGCTCTTTTCACACTGTCCTGCGTATGGACAGATATGTCTGCTGCCGCCAGGATTTACCGTATCTTCAATAATCTGCTTATATCCGATGCCGATACGATTGTTGATGATCAGGGCATCGTACTTGATTTCTTCCATATCAGAGTTGAAGAACTTGATAGGAATCTTATACTTACGAGCTTCCTGGATTTCTTCGATCATGCCCTCGGACACCTCATCCGCATAAACACGCATCTCTTTACATTCAACAAGCAGTGCCTTGCCCCAGCGCATTCCCTTATAGCGGTCATACTTCTCATCCAGAAACTGTGTGAAGTATAAATGTGGTGCAATCGGAATACCGTAGTAAGCAGCATCTCTGCAATATCGTTTTACATTCTCAAGGTTCTTTTTCTCGTCTCCTCTATATGGAGAACAAATAAAAATCTTATCCATAAAAATCTTCTTTCCTTTCCAAAGCCAGTGTGCTATACTGACTCTAATCAGATTTGGAATGTTCATCATCCATTAGCTTTCCAGGGCACCGGTTGATTGCATTCCTTATTCTTTACCGTTGCGGTACCATTTTGTTTAAGTTTTAATGTTTCGTCTTAAACATTTGGTAAGCTCGTGATCAAAAAAAATTGCATCGAATTCTGGAAATGATAAGTTAAGTGCCTTGACGATTTCAACCATCTCCTCAGCTTTGAACTTATTCACTTCACTACATTCTTTTTGACACATGGCCTTCTCGGTAATACCGAGTACAGTAGCCAGGTCTTTTTGTTTGACATTGCGCTCGACGCGCTTGGCTTTAAGTAATCGAACATTCATCATCTCACCTCCCGTTCGTTTAAGTTATGAGCCCATTCTATATAACAAACGGTAAGTTGTCAACACTAATTTTACCATTCGTTTTACCTCAAAATCTCATAAGTCTAGTAAAATCAAGGCTTTCAGCCACAAAAAACTTTCCATAAATTTATTTTCTATTGACATTTTCGGTAAGTTGCGTTATACTTTTGGTAAATTCAGTGATTCATATAAAAATGAATTTAAAAATAATATACTACGAAAAAAGCAAAGAAATACTGAATTTGCTGGAATTCTGTAGTGCGAGACGACATGGACAGTCATGCGAGCAACAAACCAGTGTTTATAAAAATGGTAAGTTAGGGCACAATATTGTATAAGAAGAATGCCGCGATGAGTGCGGAGTGAATAATAATAATTTTTTAAGCCCACAAAAAAATGATGGAAAAAACAAACACTGCACAATGCCCAGACGCAGCGCCTTAAAGCAACGCAGAGCATATGCAAATCTTAATTAGAAATGAGGAAAACCAAATGGCACAAAACTTAGGAGGTCGAATCGCTGAATTATTGACACAATATAACATGACTCAAAGAGAGCTCGCAGATAAGGCTGGCATCACTGAAGTGTCTATGTCTCGTTATATCAAAGGCGATCGTGTTCCAAAGGGAACTACTCTGGCTAATATTGCCACTGCCCTTCACACAACCACTGATTTCCTATTAAACGGGGAAGGTTCCGGCACTGGTGACTTTGAATCCGAATACTATCAGATTCACAGACTGATTGCTAGAAACGCATCTCAAATGTCTCCAAAACAGAGACGTGAACTTATCAATGCTTTACTTGAGTCCGACGAGATCTAGGAAAGGATTGAACAAAAGTATTGATTATCTTGCGACAGCACAGAGGCGTTCGCCTAGCCAACGAGCGCTATGAGGAAATTAAGGCTGACATTATCGATATGTTTGAAGAATGTGATGTACATACATTCCCACTCAACGCATTCGATATTGCCGAGACATTACATTACAATGTGGTACCATATTCTTCTCTTCCAGTGGAAAAAAGAATCGAGTGCCACTGTATTAGCAAAGACGGTTGTTCCGAGCTAGATTACAACCAAGAAACTGGTATGTACACCTACAATATTTATTACAATGATTCCAGCGATATTGACGACAGTCGCGTGCATTTTACAATCATGCACGAAATCGGACATATAAGGCTTGGCCACCTGGATGAGGACATTGATAAGCCTGACAATTACAAGGAATCAGAAGCCAACTTTTATGCGGCATACAGCCTTGCGCCACCGCCGATGATTGACTACTATGCATGCGCAAACCAGGATGACTTATGCCGCACTTTCCATGTCTCATGGGAGATGTCCGGCTACTGCCTTGAGCGCTACGTCAAGTGGTTAAGCTGCAGCCCTTACTACACTGAATATGAAACACAATTGATGTCACTGTTTGGTGCAGCATAAAAATGAATATGATGTTATAATTTTCATAGAAAACTTACGAGAAAGGAGGAGATACGATATGCAAATCATTAAGCGCAACTGTGAATCAGATACAACTAAAACAATCGAGTTATTTGCCGGTACTGGTGGAATAGCAAAAATGATAAGTGAAATCGTAGACGACATCTATGAGAAGTTCCTGCGTGCACTTCTTAATGCATTTGAAACAGTTCTTGGCATTGATCCGAGAGACTATGTTGTTACCGCTGCAATTCACTATGATCTTAATTTAGGCGATACGCAGGATTTAAAGCATATCGTGATTGCGTTCCTGGAGCACTCAGGATTAACGCGAAAAGTCTACCTGGTAACCCGCTTCCATAGAGGCAACACCGATGATGCAAATCTTATATTAGCTATGTAACTGTAAACTTAAGATTTTGCAACGGAGGTATAACCATGCTTAAATACAATGACTCTATGGATCACTACGACGAGGACATGCAGTCCTTCACCCAGTCAGGCCGATACCAGGCTATGCACACCCGAAACAATGAGGAAATCGAACTCTTTCGAGAGCAGTTGCCGGGCCATTTGAAGGCATACTTCACCAGTCTCCTCAATCATTTATCAGATGAATATGCCTGTCTTGCCGAGGCATCATACGATGCTGGTATTGAACGCGGCTATTCCAGAGAAGAAGCCTATGAAAAATAGAATACAGAAAAAACAGAAAGCTAGTGAAAACCAAAATGGAATTCACTAGCTTATTTTCTAATGCCAATAATCATACGGTGAACGATACCCTCGCTGCTGTGCTACCACCGGCTTTGGCTTAGCCTTTGGTATGCTCTCCTCTGCAGCTTCTTTTGTGGCAAATAATCGATTCTTGTTTACCCGGATCCCACCGCCATTTTCAAATCTAATAATAAACAAATTTCCAGCCGGGCGCACCACTGTGCATTTCCTGACTATTCTATTACTTTCTACAATATAGGCTTTATCGTCTGCTTTATATCCTGCTGCCATAAATGCCTCCTACCAAAGAAAAGGCCAGCTCAAAGGGAAATCAAAGCTGGTCATCCTTACAACCTATTTTGCTGTTACCTTCTCTCGTAAAGCAATACCTTCCACAACGCCATGCACGTATGCCTCAGACGCTAATGCGCTATGTACTTCCGTAGCTGCGTCCAAGTATGCTCCAAGCTGCTGCTTCTGTATATCACTTAACCCTGCTTGCAAATATGATAACAGCCTATCCTCCTGCTGCTTAAGTCGGGTATATTCTTGAGACTGAATATACACACGAAGTGACTCATCAAAGTTATCCTTGATGCATTCCTCCAGTTCCATGTCAATCACACCTCCAATACCGGGATTAATATTGATCGGCCTGTTTAACAAAATATAAAAACCCTAGGTAACGAACCTAGAGTTATTGTATCGAACATTCGTTCTGTTGTCAATTTATAAACTTGGATATAATGAACTTTTTTATCTTCTTCAAAACCGATGCAATCCGTATTTCCTTTACAACCGGCTCGCATGGTGGAGATAGCACTTTTTTTCCTTATGTGCATTCATAAGATTATGTGTTCCTCCCAGGAATAAGAAGATATCGCATAGATTGCAGTTCCAAATGACTTAATCTTTTTTGACTTCTGTCTGTGAAAACTCTCCTGGATATACCTACTCTGATCTGGATGCACATAATAATTATTAAAGTACAACATTACATTCCCATCACTGTCAGGTATGATTTTCCTGGTGTCCTCTCCATATTCTATACGGAGAACTTCCGGTTCTTAAATATGGATTTTCATGTTACACTGTATGGACATTTTTCGCAACGTGCTCAGGTCACATCCAGCGGCTCTTAAAAAATGCAAATAATGATTCACACGCTTTCCATCGTCACCAATCATATGGCTAACATAGATTTCCCTTTTACATGCTTCACACGGCTTTGAATTTGCATCCACATCTTTTAGCATCCTAAAATCCCGGTCTTTAATTTTCTTAATGCATTCTGAATCCCTGTCATGTATGATCTGATCATTTTCGTCATACACAAAACGATTGGTTAAGTCAGATAGTAGGCTGGACCTTTTTCTTCTCGCCTTTTCTTTTTCGCTAATTATCCCCTGTTCCGAATTTTCACGTTCTATACGAAGTGTAAATTCTTCAGAGTGTAATTCTGTGGGATCAGACGTGTTCGAATTAAATTCCTCAAGCAAATAGCTAAAGTTTTCGTACTCATAATTTCTTAATACTCTCGGCATAGACCACCTCCAGACCTAGATTTGCATACCGGATACCCTCAATTCGTCCTTCTTCATATTTTCTATAATAATTTATGTGTCTTTTTTTAATGTTTTTGTTCAGTATTTTGAATATCTATATTGGTAAATGAATAAATCACCAATATAGATTTCTTCATAATAATGTGATAAAATTATGTATTATCATTTAAGCCATATTGAAATATAAACGAAAGAAGGTTTTGTATATGGAATTTTTATTACAGCCTAATGTATACTCCACCGGAAACACCCCAAATCTACTAAACTTGCTTGATAAAATGTGGATTAAAGACCACAACTCTGGTGAGGGAACCCTATATATTATTTCAGGATTTGCAAACTACAATGGCGGTGTAAGATTTTATCCATACTTTACAGATCACATACACAAGGGTGGTAATGTAAAAGTAATCATAGGTGGTAGTACTTCTCAAAGATTAAGTAGTATCCAAATTGCTGAGGCTCTTTTACAATGCGGAGCAGATGTATATGTTGTTAATAGAAAGCGGCTTGTGCACGCCAAATGTTATGGATATAAGACTCCATCTGCAGAGGAACTAGTTGTAACATCAGGTAACTTTACTGGTCCAGGTATGTCACAAAATGCTGAAGCTGCCATTAGAATTGATTCAAATAACGTTCAAACAATGGGATTTGAATGGGAAGATCTATTTAACAATATGTTCTCGCAAGGTTGGGATATTTATAAATTAGATTCGTCTGATATTTCAACCAAATCAGATCCCGGATGGCGCCTATTGTATGATGAGATCAACAATACTGTCGCATTAGATGAAGACCAGCAAGTTTCAATGGTTCTGACATTGAGTGGTTCGGATACAGCAAGAATACAAGCAGATCCTGGAACTAGTGCTTCTAAGGGAACTCAATATTTCTGGCTAAGTAAGGGATCATTTGACTTTTTCCCAGCGTTGACAGAAAAAAACAAACGAGGAACCAAGAATACCTATTCAACACTTATAAACATGAATTACATTGACATTGGTGTAATTAATCAATCAAGAGTAACCTTCGAAGCAGACAATAATCTTGATTTCAGATTAGGCACCGGTGCACTTCGAAACACAAAGATTGCATCCAAAAATGATCTTGCCTTAATAACACGAAAAAGTGAATTTGATTACGAGTTGAGAATTATAAAGCAAACAGATGCCTCGTATTCTGCACTCGCTCGTTATGCAGTAAATTATATTGGTAATTACGGTAAGCGGTTTGGCTATATATCAAATTCTGATGTATCATCTATTCTCGGTGTATCAATCTAA